AATCTTTGCCAAGTTGACTGACCGCTTCGGCGGTTCTGCCGCTGACGCCGCTGACACTGCCGCCGGCCGCATGAAGGGTCTGGGCATCGCCCTGGACGAAACGAAGGAAAGCATCGGGGCCGCGCTGCTCCCGGCAGTCAACGCAGTGCTGCCTGTGCTTCAGAAGTTCGGCCAGTGGGCACAGGATCACCCTGGCGTGTTCCTCGCACTCGCCGGCGCAATTGCGGGCGTCGCCGTCGCCATCGGCATCGCCAATGTCGCCATGACGCTGATGGCCCTGAACCCTGTGGCGCTCACCATCATGGCAATCGTGGCCGCCGTAGCTCTCGCCGCCGTGGGTTTCACATTGCTCTGGCAGAAGTCGGAAACCTTCAGGAAGATCGTGACTGGCGCATGGGAAGCAGTGCAGGGCGCTGTGGAAATCGTCGTCGACTACCTGAAGGGTCCGGTGATGGCCGCATGGGACATCATCGAGGGCGTCATTAACACCATTTCATCGCTCATCAAGGGCGATTTCTCAGGAGCGTGGGAAGGGCTGAAGCAGGCCATCGGTGGCGTAGTTGACTGGATCAAGAGCACGCTGCTGGCGCTACCCATTGAGATTGGCAAAGCGGCCCTGTCGATCGGCACATCCATCGTCACCGGCATTGCCTCAGGCGTCACCGGACTGGCAGAAGCAGTGTGGGGCAAGATCACGGCGCTGCCCGGGGCGCTGGCAAGGTTGGCGGTTGAGTGGGTTACGGGCCTGAAAGACCTGGGTGGCTCTGTGATCGACTGGGTTGCGAGCGGGGCCACTGGACTTGCTTCCGCGATCTGGCAGAACATCAAGGGGTTCGCAAAGGCACTGTGGGAGGACTTGCAGAGCATCAAGGATGCCGTGGTGAACATTGGCGAAGGTCTGCTCGGTTGGATCAAGTCCGGCATCACCGCCGCCGGCGAAGGGATCGCAGGGGTTCTGAAGGGCGCAGTGAACGTGGTCATTGGGGCGCTAAACACGGCTATCAGCGGCATTAACAAGAGCATTGACCTGCTGAACAAGGTCAACCCGTTCGATGATGTGCCGCACATCCCCAGTATTCCTAAGCTTGCAACCGGCGGAATTGTCACGCGGCCCACGCTTGCCCTGGTCGGTGAAGCCGGGCCTGAAGCCGTCATCCCGCTCAACAGCGCCGGCGGCATGGGCATGGGCAACCTCACCATCAACGTGCAGGCCGGGCTAGTGTCGTCGCCTGACCAGGTGGGTCAGCAAATCATCGAAGCGATCCAGTCAGCGCAGCGACGCAGCGGCCCGGTGTTCGCAGCAGCATGAGTGCCCCGACCATTCAGGTGCTGGTTGGCTTCCAGACCACTGCTGGCTTCGGTCAGCCGTTCCAACTTGACGACTCTGTTTACGGACTGCTCGACACCGGCACCCTCGGTGGGTACCAGCTGGTCGACGTCACCAACCAGGTGCTGTCAGTCAGCATCACCAGGGGCCGCAATCGTGAGCTCGAGCAGTTTAACGCCGGTACCGCGTCAATCCGGTTTAAAGACCCGAACCGCATCCTTGACCCGCTCAACACTGCGAGCCCGTATTACCCCTACATCGGCCCACGACAGCCGGTGCAAGTATTCGCCGGCGGGGTTCAGATTTACTCGGGCTTCGTCACCGACTGGGACTTGTCGTATGACTTCGTAGTTGCAGGCGACGTGAACACGGCTTCGTGCGCCGATGCTTTTACCGTGCTTGCTCAGCAGAACATGAACCTGTGGACGCCCACCGAACAGCTCAGCGGTGCCAGGGTCGAGGCCGTTCTAAACCGGCCGGAAGTGTCGTACCAGGGTCCGTACATCATCAAGACTGGTTCCAGCACTCTCGGTGCGTGGATTGTCAACGCTGGCACAAACGTCCTCAACTACCTGCAACTGGTGGCAGCGTCCGAGCAGGGATCGCTGTTCATCAACGCAAGCGGTTCGCTTGTGTTCCTCGGACGCAGCTACAACGCGCCAGTCAGCAGCCTCACGTTCTCCGATACCGGCGTAGGCGTTCCGTACTCGTCACTGACCAACGCCTTCGGGGACGAGCTGCTCTACAACTACATTCAGGCGCAGTCTCCCGCCGGCACGTCACCGGAAACCGCCTCAGACGCAACGAGCATTGCGCTGTACCAGGCGCAGCAGTACACGAAGCTCGATCTGCTGAATAGCACCACTACCGAAGTGAACGCACTGGCCTATTACCTACTAGGTCGGTACAAGAACCCGGTGCTGAGATTTACGGGGCTTGTGACGCAGCTGGCGGCGCTGACTGCCGACCAGCAGAACCTAGTGCTTTCCGCCGACATTTCCGAAATCACCAGCGTCACCAAGTCATTCAGCACTGGCAGTCCGTCGACTGTTACGCAGAAGGTGTTCATTTCAGGCATCAGCCATGAAATCGTGCCCGGCAGCCACAAGGTACGGTTCACGTTCGAAAGCACCGATAGCAACGGCTACTTCACTCTGGATTCCGATATTTTCGGCATCCTCGACCAAGACCTGCTGGCGTTCTAAGGAGGAACCCTAATGGCATGGACAGCACCATCAACGTGGGTAGCCGGGGCAATCCTCACGGCCGCCCAACTCAACACTCAGCTTCGTGACAACCTGCTTGCAGGGGGTCCGATCTACGGCACTGAAGCACTGCGCGATGCCGCCATTCCAACGCCTTTTGAGGGTCAGCGGGCGTATATCACTGGTTCGACCATTGCTGCCGCTACCGGAGCAGTCAACACTGTCCCCACGGGTATTCAGACGGTTCACAACGGAAGCAGCACCCCGAGTTATGCGGCTAATTGGGTGTGCGTAACGCCTGTGGGTGCCTACTCAAACACACTGGCGACCAGTACGAGTACGTCATACGTCAGTACGCTGACTTCTGACAGTACCCCTATCTCAGCAACGCTTACGACGGGTACCACGGCGTTGATCAGCATCAGCGGATTGACGAATAATACAAGTACTGGAGTCACAAATTCTCTGAGTTTTGCGGTGAGTGGCGCTACAACTCTTAACGCAGCAGATGCCCAGGGATCATTCGTTTCAGAGGCAACTATTTCGTATTCCTACGGAATTTCTCGCACCTACATCCTCAGTGGATTGACCGCCGGAACAAACACGTTCACGCTTTACTACAAGACGTCTGGTGGTACAGCCAGTTGGTACAACAGGAATCTCGTTGTCCAGGGCGTTGCGTAATGAGTCCTGACGACGTGGCAGAGCTGAAGCGCGATCTGTTGCAGCTACGTGAAGCCGTGGGCGTCGTCGAGGGCTTGCAGCGTGAGGCAAATGGGCGCATGGGCGCGCTCGAAGGCCGCATGTTCGAAGTCGAGTTGTGGCGCGCCAGGCTTCAGGGTGCAGCTGCCACCAGCAGGATCGTCTGGCTATTGGCGGGTGGTGCCCTGACAGGCATCATTCTGGAAATCTTTAAGAACGCTTAGGGGACACAGTGAGCATCAGCAACGGGCAGCAGACGCTTAGGACCGCCGGCCATTACCTCGGGGGCCATGAAGGTGCGCCTAACCGCTCCGGTGCCCCCGTCATCGACGACTGCCAGAAGTTTTACAAGGTCGGCCCCGGGGTGCCCTGGTGCGCCTGTTTCGTCGGCTACATCATCGACCAGAGCGATGCCGATGCGAAATACAAGGCCGCGGCCAAATCGATCTGCCACCCGTCGACTCAGGTCATGGCTGATCGAGCAAAGGCAAAGGGCTGGCTACTCCCGGGGACTGGGCAGGCGAAGCCCGGTGACCTCTTCATCCTTCCGGGCCGCCACGTTGGTTTTGTCAATTCGGTGCCTGACGCCAAGACGTTCTGGACCATCGAGGGGAACCACCAGGACAGCATTGCCGCTTGCCTTCGCGCATGGTCTGACGGCTGGCTTCGCATCAGCTTCCCGGGCGTCGGTGACCCCGGCGCTGCGGCCACCGTCGACGGCTACGGCTTCGATGACACCCGCGTAAAGCTCTACGGCGGCTGGGCGACGAAGGAAGCCCGGGATGGCGTGATGGAGCGGTTCGCCGAAACCAACCCCGACCTGTGGACGCAGGCCGTGCGCGTTCAGCGCGATAGCCCGTTCGCTTTCCGTGCGGGCCCGAAGGGCACCTACCAGCACTGGCAGTTTGGCCCGTGGCTCCACAAGACGGGCAAGGAAATCCGCGACAAGCAGATGGCGGAATACGAGAAGGCCAACAAGATCACGGCGCGCCCGTGGAAGCAGACCTACAAGGAAGCGTGACCATGCCTGACGCACTCCCACCCGGTACCACCGTGATCGAGCCGCCGCCGGCGTTGCCGACCGATTACGCGCCCGAGAAGGAAACCAAGAAGTGATCCCGAAGATAGGACCAAGTACGATCGCTGCCCTGGTGGGTATCCTCACCGTGCTTGCAGCGTTTGTCAGTACCTGGGTGGAAGGGAACCCATCACCCGCACTCGCCTCTATCGCAGCCGCCCTCACAGCAGCGTTGGGCGTTCTGCGTTCGTGGCAGTCAGTGTCAGCGGACAAAGGAACGGACACATCAAAGGACGCATCGCAGTCGCAGTAGCCCTCGCCGCAATGGCAGGCAGTACCGCAGTCGCAGCACCGAAGTACCCGAAGAACCCCACATGGCAGCAGGCAGTGGCCCGAGTCTCAGCCTATGACCTTGCCACCGCACAGCGCGTCAGCGCGTGTGAGTCGCCGGGCAGTGAGCGTGGTCGAGGTCGCGGGCGTTCTCCATGGGCGCGCAATTGGAGCAACGGCCCGATCTTCGTCGGGGCCTTCGGCATGTACCACCGAACATGGGACTGGGCAGCTGAGGGAACCGGCTACCCGCGCCCGCCGGCGGCCACGCCCGCCATGCAGCTCATCGTTGCCGTGAAGGGCGCGCACCTATTCGGTTGGGCCGGATGGGGATGCTTCTAGTAGCCTGATTTCACAACGGTCAGAAAGGGAACCATGACCAACCTAAACAAGTGCCCTCACTGCGGGCATCACGCGAACCTCCATTCTCAGGAGGGCGCAAGGCTTTCGGAACCGGGGACGTGCCATCACGATCCGCCGGATACTCCCTGTTCGTGCCCTGGGTGGCTTCCAAAGCGTGGAGCGACAGGCGAAGTTGTCCCCATCAAGCGCGGGCGCATTGCGCGACCGCCGCGACCGAAGGGGACGAAGCCATCACCAGGTACCGGATACGTGTCAGCAATGGAAGCCGAATGGCCGGAGGACGCCGCATGATTCAGCGCCTTGCCTTCGAGGTTTCGGTAGTCATCATCACTGCCGCACTTACTTACACCGTCACCAGTTGGCTGGCCGCGTGGCTCGCCGGCGGAATTCAGTAGGGGGACTGATGGACGAAATGACGATTGACGAGCTGGATGACCTGCTCGATGAAGTCCGTGAGAAGGCAGACCGCGCATGGAAACTTGCAGCTGCTGAAGCCATCCGGCAACTGGTAGCCGCCGGCGATCCGTTCACGGCTGATGACGTGTGGGCCATGATCGAGCCGCTGGGCGTCAGCACTCACGAGCCGAACGCAATGGGCGCAGTGTTTAACGCTGCCGCCCGG